GCGGTCTTCTTTCACCGCCAAACGACTCGAAAAGCCATGAGTAGCCCTCGTCTGGACTCAGAAGGTGGGAAAGTGATTCAAATAGGCTCTAATCGGCTCACACAGGTTGAAGAGAGAACTACAGAACCTCTTATGGGCCGAGAATCGCCTAGAATTCACTCAAAACTTCTCGAATTGCCCTCGCGTGGGCTCGAGATCATAGATTTTGCCGATTCAATCGGGATTCCGATGCTGCCGTGGCAAAAATGGCTAGCAATGGAAGCTCACAAAGTAAAGCCGGATGGCCGATGGGCTCATCCATTAATTACATGCGTCGTTGCGAGACAACAAGGAAAGACGACACTCATGAAGCTGCGCATTTTGGCCGGACTCTTCTTGTGGCGCGACGGCTTACAGATCGGTACAGCTCATCGACTTACGACATCGCTGGAGACTTTCAGAGATCTTGTAAACATTATTGAAGAGAATGAATCGCTTGCATCTCAGGTCAAGAAGATCCGGTGGGCACATGGATCAGAAGAGATTGAGCTGCAATCCAAATTCGGCGGATCTCGTTACATGGTCAAAGCTGGTGGATCGGCAGCGCGTGGAATTTCAAAGCCGGAAACGGTTTTTGTGGATGAGACACGCGAGCTCAAAGATGAGACGACTTGGGCATCGCTGAGATACACGATGATGGCTGCCAAGAATCCACAACTGTGGACACTCAGCAACGCCGGAGATCAGCATAGTATCGTTTTGAATCAGCTGCGCGAAAGAGGGATGTCAGCTGCAAAAGGCGATGACATTGGTTATTTTGAATGGTCATCCAATTACGAAAAGATCGACGATTCGCCAGCATTCTGGAAAGGTGCAGCAATGGCCAATCCTGCACTTGGCCACACGGTGCACATCGACAATCTCAGAGCCGTACTCAATGATCCGCCAGATGTAGTAAAGACAGAAGTTTTATGTCGCTGGGTGGCGACAATCTCTGCTGCTATTCCCAGCGAGGAATGGAACGAATGTGGCGAGGATGATTTGGAATTGGATCCAGAGAAAACAACATGGCTTGCCATTGATTGCTCACCGGATCGTAGATCGGCAGCTCTTGTTGCCGCTCAGCAAATCGATTCCGAACGATTCTTTGTCAAGCTCTTGCATACTTGGAATAATCCGATTTCACTTGATGATAAAGCTGTGGCAAATGACATTGCTCCGTATTGTCGCGAATTTCCAGTCGAAGTCGTTGCTTATAGCAAGAGAACAAGCTCTGCAATTGCCGCGCGACTTTTGCCAGCCGGTATTCCAATTACAGACATTGATGGTGCACTCTATGGACAATGTTGCGACGAGCTGTTAGGAGCAATTACATCAAAGAGATTGCGTCACAAAAATCAGACAGAATTATCCAAGCAGATTCTATCAGCGGCTCGATTACCTTTTGGGGATGGTGGATGGACTATTGGCCGCAGAGCGTCACAATCGACCGTGACGGCTTGTGTGGCAACAGCTCTCGTTACACACTTTGCGACACGCCCAGAGACGGATCTTGACATCATGGTGGGCTAGAGGTACAAGTCCTGCGAGAATTGGCGCATGGGATTAAAAGAATTTTTTGCACCGCCGACGGTTAAAGCCGTACCGGAGCAAATTACCAATGACATTGAAGCTTCCATTGCGCCGTATTATGCAGAGCAATCAAATCTTTTCTTTGCTGGCATAGCACAAGCATCACGCGCCGAAGCAATGAGCGTGCCTACCGTAGCGCGCTCTCTTGGAATCATCCAGACAATCGCATCTTTACCAATGCACACACGCAACACAGCATCCGGAGAAAAAGTTGCTCAACCGCGTGTCATCAATCAGCCAGATCCAAGAATTCCCGGAATCACATTCTGGTCATGGATAATTTCCGATCTATTCTTCTTTCCTAGCGCGTACGCATTTGTGACCGAGCGTTATGCAGACACAGGCAAAATCAGAGCAATGGAGCGCGTTGCACCGGAGCGAATTTCAATTACAACAAATGCCAACGGCACAGAAATCAATTCTTATAGAATCGATGGCGTTTTTGTAGATCCAAATTATCTTGTCGTATTTGCTGGATCTCAAGAAGGATTGCTATCACGCGCTGGCCGCACAATCCGAGCAGCTGCGGCACTTGAAAAAGCTGCGATGAATTTTGCCGTCGAGCCAATTCCCCAAATGGTCTTGAAATCAAACGGCACATCGTTGCCAGCCGATCGCGTTGCCAAATTGCTTAGCGCATGGCGCACAGCTCGCGCAAATAAATCAACAGCATTCTTAAACGCAGATGTAACGCTTGAAACACTTGGCTTTGATCCAAAATCAATTCAATTAAACGAAGCGCGAAATTATGTTGCTCTTGAGTTATCCAGAGCTTGCGGATTGCCAGCGTATTTTACCGATTCACAGCAATCGACATTTACTTATTCAAATGCGCTGGATAAGCGTCGCGACCTGGTGGATTTTGCTTTTAGAAATTACATGTCAATTATTGAGGAAAGACTTTCATTTCAGGATTTCACATCTCTTGGCAATCAAGTAAAATTTGATCTTGACGACTTCTTGCGCGGCAATCCAAGCGAGCGAGCGCAGGTTTATGAAATCTTAAATCGCATCGGCGCAATGTCGATCGATGAAATACGCGAGGAAGAAGACATGCTGCTATGAAAATCACAACACCAATGACAATCACGGCGGCTGATTCAACAGCGCGCACAATTACAGGTCGCATCGTTGCATTTGAAGAAGTGGCAAATGCATCAACCGGAAAAGTAATCTTTGCGAAAGATTCCGTCGCTCCGGCAGATGTAAAGCTCAACCTTGAGCATGATCGCACTCGTCCAATTGGAAAGACTCTCTCAATGACAGTCAATCCAGATTCAATCGATGCAACATTCAAGATTGCTAACACCACAGCCGGATCCGATGCGCTTGAAGAGGCAATGAGCGGATTACGCGATGGCTTCTCAATTGAATTGGCCGTGGATGAATACACGATGGAAAAGGATGGATCGATGCGAGTACTTGCGGGCGAGCTCACAGGAGTTGCACTTGTTACAGAGCCAGCGGTGCGATCAGCTCGCGTTGCCGAAGTAGCTGCAACAGAAGCCGAAGAAACACCAACAAATTCTGAATCGACAGTCGATGCAGAGGAAACACCAACAACAGAAGGAGACGAAGTGGACAACACCGTCACAAACGCGGATACCGTCGAGACGGTAGAAGCTGCTCAGTCAGTAACAGCTAACGCAAAGCCAGCTGTCGGGGGATGGACTTCAAAGCCACGCTTAGAGTTCACATCCGTGAAGTTGCTTGAAAACACAATCAGAGCATCACTTGGAAACGAAGACGCTCGTCAGTATGTATTAGCTGCGGCGGATACAACAGATAATGCTGGTCTAATCCCAACACGCCAGCTCACAACAGTCATCAATGGCCTTGCCAATAACACTCGCTCAGCCATCGATGCAATTAGCACAGGCACATTACCTGACGCTGGAATGAGCTTTGAGATTCCAAAGATCACAACATTGCCAACAGTTGCAGAAACAGCTGAAGCCGGTGGGCCGTCAAATACTGACCAGGCATCATCTTATGTCTCAGTTTCAGTTAAAAAGTATGCTGGACAACAGCAATTCTCAGTTGAGCTCTTCGATCGTTCATCACCACTATTCATTCAGGAATTGATGAACAACATGGCAGCACAGTACGCAGCTGCAACAGATAAGGCTGTTTACACAGCACTTGCATCAGGCGCAACAGCAGATTCAACATCAATCACAACTTATCCAACGGCTTCAGAATTGCTTGGTGTTGTGTCACGCGGTGCGGCATCTGTGTACACAAATACACAGGGCTTTGCTAAGAACATTTTGATGAACACTTCACAATGGGCAAATTTGATGACACTCAATGAGAGTGGCCGTCCAATTTACATGGCAGCACAGCCTTCAAATGCTGGCGGCGTTGTGCGTCCAGATTCAATCCGCGGCA